CTTCAAGTTCTCCACAATCGGTGCATAACCGATCAGCAACTTCGTTAATTACAAGGGCAATCAGTTTCTGTCGGTCTCCACTTTTGGGTCGTAGTGTGAGTTCCATTGTGGATTCTAGGATTTGTAGTGCTCTGGTAGTCATTGTAGTACCTCAATAGAGATTTTTAGCACTAATTTCATCAGCGATTTTTAGCACTTCCTGTTTCCAGGCAGTGAATTCTTGACTAGGATTGTGTGGGAGAACTTGATTGACTACCTCACGCAAGGCAGCAGCAACACCATCACGATGCCAGTATGATCTCTCTTGTTGATGAGAGTCCCAGAATGCTAGAATTACCTTTTCTGCTTTAGTCATAGCACCTCCCATTCAGTTTCCCAGTGACAATCTTCACTTACATTGACCCAGAAGCAGTATTTCTGATTCTCACTAACAAGAAACAGCATACCATCTCCTTTGTCTTGCTCAACAACACAGATAGGATTACCATCCATAGAGTTAACAAGACGGTTCTTTGCCTTGCTGCTTTTCGGTTTTACAGTCACTCTTCGCATTAGTCGTTCTCATCAGTCAGGACAGTTCCCATTGGACCTTTTTTGATACGCTCCCACTCTTCTTCTGCCTGCTGCATATCCTCAAACTTCTTCCTCAAGTCTTCACCCAAGGTCAGTTCGAACTCATCAGCAACCTTACGCATATTCTCTACACTTCGGTCTTCACCAAATGCGACACCACAAGCACCTTTCATAATGTTGATGTCATCGTGACCCATTGCACGGGCAACAGTTGCGAAGAAACGGAACAGTTGAAGAGTGTTAAGGTCTTCAGCAGGAACCTCAAAAGTGTAATGCTCTTCGGGGAGCATCATATCACAAAACCCACTGCTGTAATGGGTGGAAGTCCATTCAGTATCAAACTTAACCTTGAGAGTTGCTTTGTAAGTCATAGGTCTGTTGCTTATGAGAATATTATAGGGGTAGTTTCACCCCTTTCTAGGATGAGTGTGCCAGTTTCAATACTGGTTGATACGGCAACCGTCCACATAATATCAAGTGTTCTTTTATCAGATAATTTCTTCATTGTTCTGAAATATCTACAAGATAATCTTTATCAATATCGTGGTCAAGAACAATTACATAACGTGGTGTAGAAAGTTCATTCACAACACAATGTGGAATTCGACCATAAAAGAACATTGGTTCATTATTTTTAAATGTTTTCCGAATATGATATTCTGGTTGTCCAAAACACAAATAAGATGATTTTCCATCTTCAGGGACCACATCCAATCCCCATAATCCTCTAATTATAGCATTATTTCCAACTTCTGGATCGGGATCAATGTGCCATTTAATTTCTTTTCCAGGTGCAACAACTCCAATGGCGCCTCTTTTTTTTACACCTGCCTCAAGAAGAGTCTCAGTTAAAATTGGAAGAACATCCCTGTTTTGTGAGAATCCTAATTGATTTTCTTCATCAAGATATAACTTCATCCCAAAGTTAGATTCCAAAACCTCAAGATTATCCACATAATGCTGCATTGTAAGATCTGCATTATCACACACTTCGGCAAAGATAGCAGCAACTTGCCATCCAGCATATGCAGCAGAGCGATCACCAAGATAACCTGTGCTACCGTGCCAGTTTGTCCAAACTAGTCTATCTCGATTTTCCAAAAATTCTTTTCGAATTTCATCAAATCTCTCATCAATTAATTTTAATTTTGGATTGATCTCATCAAGAGTATAAAAACGATTAATATCGGATTCTCTTGGATCGTGAGTAATAATTAATGCCATTAAACTATCTCTGGATCTACATAAACATCAACAGCAAGAACTGTACGAGGTTGTGTCATATTATTCTCAACTCGATGAACAGTTTTCGGCCAAAATGCATAAATTTGATTATTTTGGAATTCTCTGGTTTCGATTTCACCAGTTTCAGAATCTTTCATCTGAAAAATAGAGGTTTTATTTTCTTCTCGTGGAACATCTAATCCCCATAAAGTTCTTAAGGTTGGATAACCAGTAGAGTAATCGTCATCATTGTGCCATTCTAAAGAAATTCCTGGATCTAGAATGTTAATCCCACAAACACTTATATTATCAATCTGCAATAAAGTCTTGACTAATATTGGCAAATAGTATCCGTTAATTGGATGAATAATATTTTCCCCAATAACTCCTGCCATGTGCCAACCAGGCGTTTCAGGTTTTCTATCTTTTGCCATAACATAATTTAATCCTGTAATAGGATATCCTTTTTGATGCTCTTCAATACATTGATTTTGTTGTTGAGTAAAATCTTTAAACTCTAATTTATTTTTAACACTTAAATATTCTTCTCGTATCTTCATGAATCTAGAAGATAGCATTTCTAACCGTGGGTATACAGTCCTGTAATCTATAAATGAACTCATCGTCAGTAAGAAAATGACTTTAACCCATTAAGAACTTCTTGAAACTTTTCAGCACGACTTTGATGCTCTGCCGCACTCTGTCCAAGCACATCCACAATATCACCCAGGATCACATCCACTGGGACATCAGCATCAAAGTATTGTTGGATTGCTTCGGCAAGATACCTCCTCCGACTCCATTCTATACTATAAGGTTTGTAGTCCATAATAACAGGTCTTTATGTGGGTATTATACAGTATCTATTCTTGATTGTCAAGTTCTTTTAGGAAATCCACCGCCTTCTAACATGAACTGTGCAAAATTCTTTCCTTCTTTTACACTTTCTCTTCTTCCAACACCAAGATTGCGATAAGGATTTGATGATGCAACAGAAGGAACTTTCGTTACCTTTAATTTTGGTTTTGGTTTGATTCCCAAATCTTTTTTTAATATTGGAATTGCTTGTGGGTTTTTAAATGCTTTTTTTAGTCTGTCTGCAAGTTCTTTTCTTTGTGCTCCATACAATCCAACTCCAGATCCTGGTGTTGCAGTTTGAATATCAGTGATTCGACTACCTGGATGAATTACTTCTCGGCCTCCTGTTTCTGCATATTTTTTCCAATATTCGACTGGCGCTTTCCCTAATTCTGGTTTTGTTTCCATCGGCAGTCCTTTAAAAGTTGTATCTCTTGTTTCTCTTGATCCCGATATAAATCTTCGTCTCATTGTCATAGAATCTTGGGGAGTTGTAAAGATTGTATAATCAGACTTTTGCTTTACTCCAGGTGCAGTGGGATGATATGGATCTTGTGCCGCCGTTCTTTGTGTTTGAGGCAACGATCCTGGTTTTTTAACATATGTATATTTTGATCCTCTTGCAGTTTGAAATCCAGTAATTGCTCTGGGTTTTGTAATTGTTCTCGCAACACTTCCTGCCTTAGCAGTCATTGTTGCTGCAGGTTTGACGATTGATTTTGCAACCTGTTGAGTCAGTCCCTTATTTTTGACGGTTGATTTTGCAACCTGTCGAATCAGTCCCTTATTTTTGACGGTTGATTTTGCAACCTGTCGAATCAGTCCCTTATTTCTGAGAAGAGATCTTGCCGCTGCTCTAACAAGAAAAGATGCAAGTGCTTCATCAAGAAACTGTTGGAAGGTTTTCATTTTGATATCTTTAACAGTCAATTTTATTTATTTTCATCAAGTTCTTCCAGGTAGTCCGTCCACCACTGGGGATCTCTTTGATATTTCCAGTTGGGAACTTCCTTACCGTTCTCAAAATACCACTGCCAGATGGCTTCATCAATTATTTCAGCAACCTCAACCATCTTCATTCTCTGTGTCAGTGTCTTCATATGGGTTCTCCACATAGGGTCCGTGTGGTCGTTTTGCATCTTCTCTGACATAATTGACTTCTGTTATACTAGAGGACAACCATAGAGATAATTTCATCACTAACCATATCACAGCAATCGGTAAAAAACAAGCGATTAATACAAAAGGTTTCATTCTTCTTCTACATTCAGGCACTTCTCAAACTTATCTCTCAACTCATTAATTTTAGTATTGTGTTGGAATTCCATAATGTAATCATTGATTTCTTTTTCTTCTTCCGTAAAAGACATACGATGTTTGAGTTTAATGTCAATCAAACGCACCATATCCATATAATGTTCGGTGCCTTTGTGTATAAACTCATCGTAGGTCAATCTCTTTGCCTCCAATCATCGGGTTTGTCTCTACCTTCAGTCCACCAATCAACCATATCATCCACATCATTAAAACTACGCTTACCGAAACGATCAAGTCCAGTGCCGCCAATATCAAGTTGATTTAAAAAATCATCCATATCTCCCTCTCTCATATCAGGATTTTCTGCTTTCCTTCTTGCCTGACGAAGTATAGTTGCAGCAGAACGATTTGCTTTAGCTAGTTTCTCTGCCCAAATCATATCCTCTAAACTTACCTCCTCTTGAAAGGCAATCTTCTTACAAATTGATTCAAGACGAAGACGATATTGTGTAGAGAGCATATGTAGTCTCCATATAGGGTTATTTAGCATTAGGTTTATGAAACTGTCATATTCCAAGATACAATTTTTCTTGGAATATCACTCTTATTTGGGAGGGTGTAGTGATTGACCATTCCTGGAAAAAATATAATAGATCCTTCATTTATTTCTGGTGGAATAAAATACTCAGTTCCCCCCTTTAATACATTATTGTATGGTGATATAAACTGGGTTGGAGTATGAATTTCTGGATCATAATCCAGAAAACAAACTGCACTTATGCAAGTAGCGTGATTGTGAACTTCATGAAACATATTTTTGTCTTGTTGTTGAAACCAGGCAAGATCAACTTGATATGTTTCCAATCCAGTAATCTCAAGATATCTGTTTAATTCATCTTTAAAAAGGGTTGATATCCTTTTGTTAAGATATTGGGATGATTCTAAAGCTTGATCATAATAACTGGTAATGATAAATCCCGTATCTTTTTTTTCTTGAGACTTCATCATTGTACTGAGAAATTGTTTTTTCTCAATCCATTTATTTGCAGAAATATGAATAAGAGGAATCTTAAACATGTCAATATAATAATCATTATTATTATTATTATTATTTACGTCTAGCATTTAACTCCTTCTCAAGTTCTTTTGCAAGTTTTATAGATCTGCGCCATATCATATATTTTACCACAGGATTGTGCGGATTATTCATCAACCACCATTTGGTTATTCCATATTTACTTTTCACTATTTGACTAATGAAATAAAATGCTTTCACTGCACTATCATCAGTTATAATAAAATAAGCAAGAAAAGCAAATACTAAAAACCAAATATAGTAGTGTTCCACTTTAGTTCCAACGAAGAGTCTTTAAATATTCTAGAACTGTTTCTCTTACATCCATCAACTCATGAAAACACTTTTGATTATGAGCACATTGACGTAATTCGTGATCTGGTTTATGCACACTTTCGATAAACAAATCTAATCCACGATTCCATTTATCTTTCTTGGATTCACCATCATCAACAACATAGTTTTCTTCTGTCATAAAAATGCCTCTAAACTAGACAGGGATTTTTTTGTCTTTTGTGCTTTTATTTGCTTACTTATATATTGTCTAGCAGCAGTATAGTTTTTTGCCTCATGAACTTGAAAACCGTTATGAATAATTACGAATTTCTTACCATATGGGACTGCTGCCCACATACCATCCTTGGTTACGTAACCCTGTGGATCTCCTGGTGTTGGATCAAGGATACCGAGACGATCGATAAAAGGTTTCTGAAACTTTTCGCTCATCCGAATACAGCAGTCACACCCACTACTTTAGCATTTGGGTTGCGAGCAAGGGCAACTTGCCGTGCTTCTTGATAATCACGTGCCTCAACGATCTCATCAAAGACCTTGCCAGCGACGTAGAGTTGGACTTTGCAGCGCATTGGATTTCTCCTTGTGTGTGAGTAGTATAGCAGAAAAATCAGCGTTTGACAACGCTGATAGCAGGTTGACCCTGCTGGAACACGGTATCCACCACCGCCTGCACCTTCTTAGCGGTGCTGATGCCCACTGCAGAGTACACAGGGATGCAGACCAACCCGAATGCCTTGGTGTAGTCTCCAAGGGCACCAGGGGCGATCCTGCCGCTCCTGAGCGCCTCTGCGTCATCCTTGTGCAGGCGAATCACACGCCCGATGGTCTGAGAGATCCCAATGTAATCCATAGAGCGCATAAACAGAACTGCCTCCAGACCAGACACGTTGATGCCCTCAGAGAGGATACTATGGTGCAGCACAATAAACTTCTTATCGTTATCCTTACCCCAGGCACTGAGAGTGTCGAAGAACACTTCACGGTTCACCTTGCGCCCATCAATCACGGCACCAGTCTTGGCGGTGATATACATCCAAGAGAAACCACGATCTTCCAGTTGCTGACAGAAATCAGTCTCAGAAACCAGAGAAGTGATCTGCCTGGTTGCCTTAGAGCAGATCAGAACCTTGCTCACTTCCTGAGCATCGATGGTCTGAATTAGATTCTCACAGTCAACATCGGCAACGATCTGACCCTTACTAAGTAGTTCGAACTGCTGAACCACAACCTTAGGAGGAACAATGAAACCACCTTCCACCATTTCAGGAGCAGGCACATTACAGATGACGTTGCCGTAGACAGAGGCATCATTCATACCAGGTTTGGAAACAGTAGCACTGTGCTTTGGCGTTGCCGTAAAGAAGTAGCAACGGTCAGCATTAGCAGCAAAGTGCTCCGTAGCAGGGAAAAAGTTACGCTGAACGCTGTTATGTGCCTCATCAAAGTAAATGGTATCGACGTGAATATCTGCCTGCTGAATACGTTGCAGGGAGTTGTAGGTGGTGAAGATGATACGATTGCGCTTGTAAGTCTGCACCGCCCAATCATAGATACCAGCAGGACTGGTGGTGGACTCGTGATGAGTCTCCCCAGAATGCACGTGAAGCACACGAACCATAGGATCCGTGATAAACTCAAGATACTCGGCAGACAACTGCTCTGCCAGCAGAATACGGGGTGCCACCACCACAATGGTCTTGGGGGCATCAGACTGAAACTCACGCAGAGCATCAGCAATACCCACAAGGGTCTTGCCCGAACCAGTGGGCATAATCACCTGCCCCTTGGCATACTCAAGCAGAGCATCCAGAGCACGTTGCTGGTGAGGTCGGAGTTGGATCACAGGTCTCATCGCTTATGGGATTATTATAGCAGAAAA